CTCTATGCGGTCTTTGAGCGCAGAGCGCAGCAACGCGGCCGTGTCGAATTCGACGTATTCGTCCGGCTGGCCTTTGAGATCGAACAGGAGGCCGAATGCTTCCTCGATATGGTTGAGCGCGAAGCCGAGGCCGGACGCGATCCAGCTTTGCATGAGCAATTCGGTCGACGAGTACGTGTTGCCGCCGATCCCGAGAATTTGCAGCGGGATGCGGAAGGCGAGGGCGATGTGCTCGTTGCTCAGCTTCATAATGTCCGCGGTCGCCGCGTCGCGCCCGCCGATCGTCCACGGCATGACCTTGAGGCCAGCGGTCAGGATCGGCGTGCCGCCTTGCTTCAATCCCTTCGCCTGTTCGTTCCACCGGTCGCGCAGCGCCTGCACCTGATCTTTGTCGAGGACGAGATCGGTCGAGAGCACCGCGGACGGCCGTGCTTCGTTCATGTAGAACGCGGCCTGCTGGCGCGCGATTGCACCGCCCACGCCGATATCGTTCATCGCGGCGACGAGCGGCGACTCGCCCATCAGCGGCGCCGGAAATCGGCGGGTGACGTTGAGCCGGATGTGCAGCACGTCGCGCGCCGGAACGAGAATCGGTTGCGATCCGATGCGCCTATCGATGATGTCGTTGCCGCCAAGCTGATAGAAAATTTCACCGGACATCGCGAGCCGCGGATATGAGAGGTTCGGATGCATCAGATGCAATTCATCGATCTCGAACCGATCGTTCCGAAGTCCAAGCGCGTAGGCATTGCCGGTGAGGTAGAGCGACCGAACGAGGTTGAGCAGAAAGTCGGAAATGGTCTGGTAATCGTTCGGGTGGCGCAGCAGGCGCGACAGGGCCGAATTCTTCACGCGATCCCGGCCGCCTTTCGAGTTGAGCCGCCAGTGATCGCCCGGGCACATGGCGACCGTCTGCGCGTATGCCGACACGCATGCTTCGACCATCGCGGATCGCGACGTCTCATAGACCGGCGAATAGCCTTCCTGCCACCAGTTCCAACTATCGCCCACGCCGGGCGGCAGCCAGCCGCCTGTGATCGGCAGCCACCATGGGCCGGGATGAACGTCCCCCTCACCCTTGCGGACGAGGGGGCCGATGATGCGTGACAGCAGTTGAAGCGGCTTCATTCGCTCGCCGAATGGCCGCGATGCATACTGCGCGTCCCGTAACCGCCGCCCGCCGGCTTGGCTGCCTCAACCTGCCGCGTGGCGTTCGGATCGGGGCCGCTGCCGTCGTCCTCATGCTCGGTGAAGGTTTCGCCCAACGCGCGACGGTCGTTCTCGTCCTGCGTTGGCGTGGGCCGTTGCTTTGCAAGCCGCTCCTGCTGCTCTTGCTGCGCCTTCTGGCGCTTTTCCCTTTCGTCGGCCGCTTTCTTTTTTGCGGCATCGGCTTCGTGTGTGGTGGTCGTCATGTCCGGTGTCTCCTGGGTTTGAAGCGGCGGCGCTCAACGTCGCCGCCGCCCTCGTGCCTGCGCTTCGCCTTCGTCCGCGGCCGATGGCGGCCCGGTGGTGAAGGTGAAATCCACGCTGTTGCTCTCTCCGGTCACGTCGTTCACGGAGACGGGGTAAGTGCCCGGTGATCCGCTGACCGCCGCGTTCAACTCGGTCGCAGATACGAGAGTCGTGGTCACCGGCGACCGGTTGAACATCACGACCGAATTGGGCGTGAAGTTCTTGCCGATGACGTCAAGACTCGCGCTTGGTACCCGGCCGCTCGTTGGCACTATGGAGTCGATGACCGGGATCGACGCAGGCGGCTCGGGGCCGCCGCCATCACCGCCGGGCTCGTACGGGCTGCCATCGTGTTCGTGGTCGACTACGTGCTCGCCCTCAGCGGTGCGGTCGTTCTCGTCCTGCGTCGGAGTCGGCTTGATGGCGGGATCACCCACGGTTCGCCTTCCTTCTCGGTGATTGACGACGAGAAGCGGCGGCGCTTGGCCGCCGCCTACTTTGTTAGGTGAACGTGAACGTCTTGGAGTTGGTATCGCCCGCCGGGTCGCGAACGATCACCGGATAGGCTCCTGCCGCGCCGCCGTAGGTGACCGTCGCCTGGATGAGCGTGGGCGATACGAAGGTCGTCGGCTGCGGCACGCCGTTGAACATCACGGCCGAGTCGAGCGTGAAGTTGTGACCGTTCACGCTAAGAGCGACCGTGGGTCGCGCGGCAGTCGATGGCGACACGGATGTGATGTCCGGCACCACCGCAGGAGTGCCGATCCCGGGCTGGAACGGACTGCCATCGTAGTCGTGGTCGATGACGCCGTTGCCTGTCCGGGAGAGGTCAATTTCAGCCTGAGTCGGCGTCGGCTTCGCCACGGCCGATCACCAAGTGACGTTCTGTGTCCAGGCGACGACGCCCGATCGCCTGATGACCCAATTGACCGGCAGGATGAGGCGCAGCGCGAGCATGTCCGTCTGGAACATGGACTTGACCGGCGCGGCCACGACGGGCGGGGTGCCCGCAGAGCCAATGTCGGCCGGGGTGGTGTCCTCGAAGTGCAACGTCGCCTGATCGCTGATCTCGAACCGAGGCGCGTCACCGCCCACGGCCACGAAATCCGCCGCATCGATGGCGACCACGGTACCCATCGGCACCGTGCCCGAGTCGATGATCGGCCAGCCGCTCAAGGTGCCGCGACTGATCTCGTCGCGGAACGGGAACGCGCCGACGCCCGGCGCTGCGATGAGTCCCGCGCTGTTGACCTGCTGCGGATTCATCAGCCAACACGGCGCGCGCACGTTGCCCGCGGTGCCAGTGAGCAGCGCACCGCTCAGGTTCTTGATGTCGCCGACGATCGCATTGAAGCCGCCGCCGGCAGTCGCGGCGATCGCAGCCACGCCGTTCAAGATGCCGGCGGGCCGCACCACCGTCGCGGCGTTCGCGTCGAGCAGCACGGCGTCGAGCGAAACCGCGGTGTCTTCCTGGATCGCATTGCGCATCAGGCCCTCGATCGCAGGTATCGAGTGCTCGTCGATCTCACGAGTCCAGGTGGTGATGACCGCCATCTTCTTCGGCGTGAGCGTCTGCGAAGTGAACGCGCCCTGCCGAACGGGGATGGGCGCGCCTTCGCCGACGAACGAGCCGGCGATGGTCGGCGTGCGCGAGCGCGTCGGGATGATGATCTTCCCGTTGCGGCCGAAGGTGAGCGACAGCCCGAATCCCGCGAGCCGCGGGAACACCGACTTCGGCATCAGCAGGTCCATGAAGTCGGTGACGATCTGCTGGACGAGCTCAGCCGCCCACCCGGTCACGTTCGTCATGGCGGGAGCGGTCGCCGCGCGCACCACCCAATCGAGCACTGCGCGGGTCGGCTCGTCGTCGCCGTAGATGGAGCGCCGAATCTCGTCCATCGGCTTGCGATGCAGTTGCGCGAACAGCATCACCGTGCCGGCGCGCACGAGGTATTCCAGCGGTTCGACCTTCTTCGGGGCGACGCTGAACGGCCGCCTTTCGGTCGCACCGCCGGTGCCGCCCGTCATGGCCGTGGTGCTGCGGAGCGCCACCGCAGTGGAGCCGCCACCGGTGCCGCCTTCCGACGTGGCGGCGAGATGGCGTTCGGAGTCCCGCAACGCGGCGAGCGCGCGGTCCGCCTGATCGATCTTGGTGTTGAGATCGCTCGTCGTCTCAAGCTGTTCGTCGGTGACGTTCGTGTCATCGATCTTTTCGAAGTGCGCCCGGAGTTCATCCTTGAGCGCAAGGAGCCGCTGTTCGGCGTCCTTGATCCTTTGAGCAAGCGACATCGTCGTGCCCTTTCGGTTCGGAGTCGTTCTGGCTTGCCCGCCGGTGGACCCGCGACGCCGTTCGATCGCGCCTTTTCTGCCTTGCCCGGCAAAGACGAGATCGAGCGTTGCGGGAGAAATGTTGAGGGACTTGGCGACGGCCAACGCATTCGGGTTGGCCGGCACGGAGACGAGGGAGGTTTCGAGCAGTTCCTGTTTCGTGAACCGATAGCCCACGAAATTCCCGTCGTTGTCCTTGATCGCTTCGTAGGCGCGCGCCCGGAAACCAACTGATGCGGCGCGCAGGATGCCCGCATTGATGAGGCGGCGGATTACGTCGATGCGATAGGACGTGCCTTCCGGCG